AAGAGAAACCGACGCGATGGCGAGGCGTTCAGTTTTTTGCCAACTGCTCGACATCGGCCTCCGTCATGTTGTTGTGCTTGAGCGCCGAGTCGAAGAGCCGACCGACGACCGCACCGCTGCGGCTCGCGAGCGCGACGACCTGGGCACGGGTGAAGAGCAACTCGCCCTTCTCATTGCAGAGGCAGCGGGCGAGGTACTCCGACCGGAAGTTCTCGATGCCGGAGTCTTTCTTGCCGATCCACAACCGCTCATAGGAATCGCGCTCTCCGACGCTCATCACGCGGATGTACACGTCGCCGCCCCACTCGGGCACGGTGATCGGTCCCATGAGACCGGCGTCGTTGCTCGCGAGAATCTGTTCTGCCGTCAGTGTCGCCATGTGTCACTCACCTCACGATGGATACGCGGTCGAGACACCGACCGTATCCATCACTTTGAAACGGTGGTCAAATTGCCAGACGCCGTTGAGCTCGCCACGGACCTCGGCACCGAGGTAGACGCAGTCGGCGTCGAACACCGTGAACGTGCTAGACGTGGCGGCGCCTTGGTCGTTCTGCGCCGTGATCACGAGGCGAGCCCGAACGCCGTACTGGCTCTCGGGCAGCGCCGTTCGAGTGAACGCTGGCAGCGTGACCTCGCCCAGGTCGAGAGTCCACCGTGCCGTGCGAGCAACCGGCATCTCACGGACGAGGTCGAGCGTGGCGCTAGACACCTGCTCGATCTGCGTGCCGCCCCACGTGACAGAGACGCCAGAGACTCGCGTAGCCATGACGGACCTCCGTCACGGTCAGCGAGCCACGGTGATCGTCGCCTGACCCCGGATCGCGTCGTTCGTCGCGAGCGTGAGCGTCGAGCTCGACACGGTGGCGGCCTTGCCGTTGATGAGCGTGGTGCCGCCGGTCGTGATCGTGATCGTGCCCGTCGAGGCGTCGAGAATGATCGTCTTGCCGAGGTAGTCGAACGTCACCGAGCGACCCGTGCCGCCATCGTCGGCCGGAATCACGAGCGGACGGCTCAGCGTCGCGAGCGTCTCGCCGGTCGTCTGGCCGAGATGCCCCACGTCCACGGTCGCCTCGGCGGCAGCGCCGGGGTTCGTGTTGCTGATGACGATGTTGGTCACCGTATACACGGTGCCGAACAGATTGAGGACCGTTCCAGCACCGTCATGAGGCGTCGAGGGACTGGGCATCGTCAAGTCTCCTGCCAGAGGATCGTGTACGTCTGCGTGACCGAAAACACCGGAGGCAGGTCGCCACCCGCCAGTTGCACGAACCCGTCCTGCTCGTTCTGGAGCGCGACGTGTCGCACCGATATTGATGATGACACGGCATTCCCCCACCCATCCAGTTTGGAGCGGCAGGCGTCAGCCAGTTCCCTGACCTCCTGGTAGGTCTCGGCGTAGAGCTCCAGGGCGAGCGTCACGACGGGCAGACCGCCACGGGTGTTGCCGAGGGTTGTCTCGCGGGTGACCGCTTGACGCCGCCACGTCGCAAGCGGGAGTGCCGCCGTAGCCGGGGCGAGGACGGGGTAGATCCGGGTGCCGAGAATCGCGGCCACCGTCGCGTCGGCGAGCAGTGCGTCGGCGACGGTCTTTTCTGGTGACTTGAACGACATCACAGGTTCCCCGTAGCCGAACGGGTCAGCGTGCTCAGGGCACGCTCTAGCGAGATTCGCAACTCACGCGAGAGGATTTCGGCGACGGTGGTCGAGGTCTGATCCCACGTCGTTTTCAGCGGCGGCTGTCCGAGGATGCCGCCAGCCCGCAGACCCTTGATCGTGATCGGCGTAGCGGATCGCTTGAAGAACGCCTGCGGGTAGCCGGGCTGCGTCTCGACCCGCTGCCCTTCCTCGCCTCGTGGCGGTCGGGGAGTCGGCTTGAGTTTGAATGGACCCAACTTGTTGAACGACGAGGCGTAGTACGCGTTCTGCCCGCTCACTTGGTGAGCCCGCACCGTCGTGACGCTGCCGCTGCGGTTGCGTCTCGTGTGCGACTTGCGGGCATACGGCGTGTTGGAGAGCTTGTCGATGACGGTGTCTTTCGTGCCGTTTTCGAGCCACCACTGATGAAACGCACGATCCGGTCCTTTGCGGACACGACCGCCCTGGGCCGACTCGCTCGCACCCTTGCCAGCCCGCCGGTAGCCGAGCAGCCCGACGGCGTTGCCGTCCCGCGAGTACGCCACAATCTTCACCGATGCCGCACGCTTGAGGTTGCCGGTCGGACCTTCGGGCGTGTTTGCCCTGAGCCGCTCTAGAGCTGGGGCGAGCGCCTTCTTCAAAGCGTCCTGCAAAATCTTTGCCTTGTCCGCTGGCGTGAAGATGCGACCGATCGCAGTCTGCAACTCGCGGAGCTCGGCGATCTCGGCGCTGATCGTGATCCCTGCGGTCGCCATCAGTCGATCGCCTCCACGCACAGGAGCTCGTGCTCGGTGCGGTTGTTGTGTTCGAGCAGGCTCGTGATCTCCAGAATCCGACCACGCCACGAGAGCCGCATGCGCTGCGTCAGCCCGGTCACGTATCGCATCCGCACGCGGTGCGTCACCTCGGTCTGCTGCTGACCGGACTGAAGCACCTCGCGACCGGACAGCCCCTCAACGCTCGCCCACACCTCGGCGAACGTGCCCCACGTTTGCACTGTCTCACCGATGCGATTCCGCGTGGCGGTCGCCTGCTGGATCGTGACTCGCTCACGGAGGCGGCCGGGATCAATCGCCATACATCACCAACGTGTAGGACGACGTGCCAGCGGTTGCATCCACGCTCACTTGAAGCGAGGTCTCCGTCGAACCGACATCAGAGACGGCAGCCTGCTCGGCACGCGACATCACGAGCGGCTTGCCCGTGGCGCCTCCGACGCACTTCACAAGCGTCGCGCCGGTCGCCGAGAACACGATCCGAGAGACCGACGAGAACGATACGGCAGAGCCCGACGCCGCCGTGTATCCAGGCGAGGCGAGCGTGATCGTCACGGCTGACGTACCGCACGTGCCAGAGACGACGGCGACCTTGCCAGACGTGTACTCGTTCGAGGTCTGGAGCGCCACGGCCTTCGTCGAGGACACGCCCGTGGACGACGCCGTGTCGGTGAACTGCGAATCGACGATGATGCGTCCGTTCACGTGTAGCTCCCCCACTTCACGCTGTCGAGCAACGCCTTCACCCCGAACGGCATCTCGGAGAGCGATACGGCGTCGGCCGCCATGCGGCGCTCATACCACTGCCCGACGAGCATGAGGATCGCCGCCTTCACACGGGGCGAGACCTTGCTGCCGTCGTCGCCACGCCCGCCCCACCACGTGACCGTGACGCTGCCGTAGTCGAGCAGGTGGCTCGGCCACGATCCGGCGTACAGCGTCCGCAGCGTGCCGGGCTTCGCGTCGCGATCGACGCGGTACTGGGTCGTCGAGAGCGTAGCCGTGTTGCCTGCCTCGCTCGCGGTGTAGACGATCGACACCGCCGTGCGACCTGTGGTCTGGCTCATTGGCGGGCGGGGCAACTCGATCACCGCCGGAAACGCATCGAGCCGCATTACGTACTGCGTGTCCACGAGCGTCTCGTCCATGTACGTCTCGCAGTACTCGCGGGCCGCAGAGATGAGCGCAGCGATGTAGGCGTCGTCGGTATTGTGATCGACGCGAATGTGAGCCTTGGCGTCGGCGACGCTCACCGGCTCGACGACCGGCTGCGTGCCGACCTTCAGTGATCGGTATCGCTTGCCGTCATTCATGGCGTCGCCCCCTGCGTCGTGGCGTTAGGTCTGCACGCTCCGCGACCGGCTCCACTGCTGCCGTCTCGATCAGCGACTGCTGCGTCTCTCGCTTGGCGTAGCCCCACGCGAAGAGCCTCGCGGCGAACGACTCGTCCACCTCGACGAGCTCGTTCGCCTTGTAGGCACCGTAGGCACGCAGCATCCGTACTCTGATTGTGTTCACTCGCCGACCCTCCATGCAGTTTCGGGCGGTCGCTTCGTCCGCTGCCACGCGGTCGTGTGCTGAAACACCGGTCCCGAGAAATCCTTGCTCGGCCACGAGATCACGTACTCGCCGTGACCAATCACGACGCGAGGCGTGATGAAAAGGCGGTTGCCCGACGCCTTGAACTGACGCCAGAACCAGAGATCGTCGTCAATTCGCCCGTCGCCCCAGCCGCCTTCGGCGTCTGGCTTCGAGTGAAACCACGGCTTCAGCGTTCGCCTGAGCGCCCTGGTGCTGATGATCGTGCAGCCGAAATGCGCCGTATCGACCTGCTGCACCGGCTCGGCGAACCACGACAGCGGCAACTCCGTTTTGCCGTCGGCGGGTGGGTCGTCCATCGTGTCAAGAAGCGTGAGCATCGGCCGCCCGTCCTCGCGTTTCG